AACAATCCGCATGACTTTTTTAACAATCCGCAGAGTGAGCGGAGTCGGGACTTTTTGTCCAAGATTCTGGGGCACTGATTTTTTCTACGGGTTTTTTAACTCCGCTGTTTCTTAACTCCCCCATCCTGAAGCCGCGCGCGATATTTGACATACATTCTGCGCGATATTAGCCCACAGTTTTCTTTGCTCTATATGCAAAGGAATTGCAGGGCAAGAAACAAACAGGCCCGGCCTAGACCAGGGGAGTGCTTCATAGACGTAAAAAAGGCCGCATAGAGCGGCCTAGGCTTGAGAGAAATGCGCCCTATCGCTGGTCATCAGGAAGGTTCAACAGGGCGCAGTCGTAGGCCCTTTGGCAGTGGCCGTCCCCGAACACCCAATCAATTAAGGGACGGAACTTGCCATAAAACAGGCCTTTTGTCTCAGCCCTCCAGGCTGCACTGCTGAAGCTCTCAAAGGGATAGGCAGCACCCAGCGTACACAGACTGAAAAGAAAGCAGTCTGCAATGAACAGGATGTTGACCAGGCGGCTCATTTTTCAGCCAGGGCAGTGGTGGTGATATTGCGCATGAAGATCATCGCCACAGGCCAGAACATGATTAGCCACGGACGATATGCCAGCGGGACGAATTGGCTGAAGAAACCAGCCTGCACCTCAATTCCTGAGATAAGCCCCAAGAGGAGGGCCAGCTTTACGGTGCGTGAATTCCAGTTTTGAATCAGGGTTTGAATCAGAATTTCCATAGTATGGCTCCTAGAACAGCAAAAAAGATGGTTGCGACATAGATGAGGATTGCGATCCAGACGGTACGTACTGACATCACAATCCCAGCTTGGCTTTTTCCAGGCGGCCCCACTGGCGCACCGCCTCAACAAACTCGCCAAACACGGTCATTGCCTGCATCTCGTCGCTCGCAGGGCTGTACAAGCCCACTGCAGCGCCGACGCCGATACGGGCGAAATACATTTCATCGTCAATGGAGTAGGAGGCGCGGATCTTCTGAATCATTCGCTCGCCAATCAGGCGCACCTGCGGGCTGAGGGTCTTGATCTGCTCCTTAAGGACTGGGTCCAAGGGCGTGGGCAACAGCTCAATACTGGCAGCGATCGCGCCAGGCTGATTAGTTGGCAGTGTGTAGCCCTCAAATAGGGCAACGACCGTGCGGCCGTCAGGCAGTGTGGCCAGCTCTTGGGCGGCCTGCTCACCCGGTTGCGGGTCAGGCAGTCGCAGGCTGTGGGTGGTAACCGTATCGGTAACTCGACGGAAGGCGATTAAAGAGGTCATTGTGCTTATCTTTCAAGTGGGTTAGCAGTGGACGGAGTGAACAGGTGCGCTTGGCATGCCCCAGGCGCGAAATGATGGATTCCAGTTTTCCCCGGCGGGCATCGGATCGCAGGGCGCTGACGATGCGCGGGCGTACAAAGCGGCCTCTTGCCCAGGTGCGAAACCCGACAAAGTTGGCGCCGCGTTTGATTGGATGCAGGCTGTAATGGCTTATCTCCAGACCCAAGAGCGCCAAGTGCTTACGAATTTCGCCCAACCACAGCAGGCCGGTTGCCCGATCGGGCGCCAACATGATGCTGTCATCCATGTAGCGGCCGTATTCCTTGATCTTTAGCTGGCGCTTGCAGTAGTGATCCAGACTGTCGAGGTACAGGTTTGCGAAGGTTTGGCTCATCAAATTGCCAATGGGCACGCCGGTAGGATCAGGGCGCTGGGCAAATGCATGCATGAGCTCCAGCAAGGGCGTGCACTTGATTATTTTGGTAAGCAGCGCCTGCAGCACATCCCGGTCGATGCTGTAAAAGAACTTACGCACATCGACATGCAAAACCCAGTCTGTACGCGGGGCACGACGTATGGCCGCCTGAAGCCAGTCGGCTGCAACATGGGTACCCTTGCCAATCCGGCAGGCAAAGTTGGTGTGAATGTAGTGGCGCTCAAAGATGGGTGATGTCACCGCATAGATTGCATGCTGCACCACCATATCCCTGAAGCTGGGCGCCTCAATTAGGCGAGGTTTGCGGCCATCCTTCACCCAAAACCGACTGCAGGGATGCGGCTGATAGTTTCCAGCCAGAAGATCCGACTGAATCAACGCCAGGTTGGTGCCCAGATTGCGACCAAATTCATAACAAGCTCGGTGGCTCAACTTGCCACGGCTCGCCTGCTGATACGCCGCCAACAGCGCATCCGTTGTGCAAATGCGCGGATACAGGTTGCCTGCGCGCTTCATGCCAAGGCTCCCAGACCAATTTTCAGAAAGCGGCCAACATGGGCCACGACACTTACCAAAGGGTGTGCAAGCAAAACATTTCGCCGCAAGGCGCGACGAGGGCTCCCTCTTCGCCAGGCGGTACACACCGCATGAGGCGTATTTGGCGGAGAGTCGGAGCGAAACCCATAGTTCGTGTTCGAGTTGGACCGAACGTTGTTCAAGTTCAGCGCCCAGACGCCGGAGATCGCCCCGTTCGTCCAGTTGCCGCCCGAGATCACACAAAGCATGTTAAGCCCCCGCCGCATTCGCGGGCTCACGCCCTTGAATGTCTGCGCCCACAGCCATCTGGCCATGGACTTCTTGATTGACCCATCCCCCAATCATTCGCCCCAGCTCATCTACCAGGCGCAGGATCACCAGGTGACGCCGGTCACCCGGGGCAGACGTGTCCTTGCGCCCTGCGCTGAAGTCAAACAAGCCCAGCTCGTGCGCCAGGTTGATCAGCATGCGCAACTGCTCATGCCGAATGTCCAATTGGGTCAGGGTAGTTTTCTTCTGATAGCGCTTTTGGGCTTCGGTCACCAGGTTGTACACATCGACAAATGCCACGCGGATGGCCTGTGTCAAGCTGTGCTTGTGGCAGTTGGGAAAGTGGGCCAAGTAGCCCTCAAGGGCAACTGCAAAAAGCACCAGCTTGCGGTGCAAGCCAGCTTCTGCGTGAATGGTTTGTTTGAAGTGCTTCATGGGGAAGGGTGCCTAATCGCTACCGCTCAGGCCATCACAAATACGAGGCGGAGCGAAACCCACAGACCGTGCCCGAGGGGGACCGAACGTCGGCCAAGGACAGCGCCCAGACGCCGGAGATCGCCCCGCCCGCCCAGCTGCCGCCCGAGAGCACACAAAGCTCATTGGGGCGCGCGTCGTACATGTAGTCATTGCCGAACTGATTGGAGCCACCAGTGCCACCAACCAGCGGAATGCCCGCACCAGCCACTGCCCACGGCGTGCCACTCACTGCGTTTGAGAGCACCTGCGCTGCAGAGCCAAACGTCTTGTTTGCAGCGGCTGCCGTCATGCTTTCATACGTGGCACCCAAACTGGTGTACATCGCCGCCAGACCGGTTGCACCCCAGGCGTCTGTGGCCAAGGTGTTACCGGCTGTGATCGTGGTGACATCCACCGCCGTGTTGAGCAGATAGAAATTGGTGCCATTGCTGGTCAGCCCAAAGGGTTCAATGCTCCACAGCGTGCCATTCAGATCAGCAATACCGCAGTTCTGCCCATTATGCGTGGTCTTGCTGAAGAAATTAGCACTACCAGTCTTGCCGCAGTTCGTAGCCGTGCCGTCATCCAGGTAGGCAATGCTAGCGTCATTGGCGTCGCCCAATGCGTTGTTGTTGTTGCCCTTGGGAAAGTTAGTGGCGCCCGCGCTGTACCAGGCGTTGTATGTGGTGCCGGTGCTGGCACTTCCATGCGCATTGGCGAGCATGGCCAGGGCTGAGCGGATAAATCGGCTCATCACAAAGAAGGCTGTGCCGCGCGTCTTGGCGGCGGCGATCGTGCCATAGAAGGCGTTGGCTGGGGCACCCGTGAGTGTGGCGAATGCAGTGCTGGCAACTGCACCACGCTGAGCGCTGGCCAGCGGCACACCGTTTTTCAAGCTGGAGGCCACGCCGCCATTGTTGGAGCAAAAGTATTTGTCCACAAAAAAGCCAGGGCGCACGGTGTTGCCGTTGTAGAAGGCACGGTGCAGTGCATAGCCAGCGGCATTGGCTGTGGCGATGTCCGCGAAATATGAAAACGCTTTGATGTCGATGACATTGAGCGCAAAGCCGTTGGCGCCTGTACCGTACTTGTAACAGAAGGCCGGGATGTACACCATCACCGAGCCATCGGTGTACTGGTAATTTCCGTAGGCGTCAGACGCTGGATCTTCGGTGCCATACAGCTTGGCGAAGTTCGTAGGCAGGCTGGGTGCAATGCCCACGCCAAAGCCCTGCTGACCGGCAACGCCAATGTTGTTGATGGCGCCTGCGCCAATGGCAGAGCCAACGCGAATGCCGTTGGGGAAGCTGACGGGCGAGCCGTCAGGTGTTTGAACGGCGCGGGTAACGAGTGTGCTCATAGATTGCTTTCGGGTGGGTTAATGGATTGACCAGGTGGCGTTGTTGTTGATCGTGACGGTGATGCCCTCAGCGATCACGATGGGGCCAACGCTCGCAGCGTTGTAGTCGCTACTGATGTTGACGTTGGCATTGATTTCGCGCGGGTTCAGGCGAATGGGGCTATCGGGATTTGTAGCTTGCGCCAGGGTGGCACTGACAGCTGCAGCGGCAGCGCTTG